CCTACCAGCCGATCAACGAAGCGACCGTGCCGGTCGACGTGGCGCCGCTGGCGTCGCGCTTCGAGGAGACCACCGGCGCGCTGCCGACGAATGACCGCGAGCGCTTCATGCCGTCCGAGGCACGGATCCCGTCGCGTCTGGTCGAACCCGAAGCCCCGCCGTCGGAGAGCGCCATTCTTGGGCCGGACGGTCGCCCGCTGATGAAGCCGGGCACGCCGGCGCGCGGCGAAGTCCCGTTGAACGAGGTGACGTCGATCCGCGGCGGCCTGACGGACGACGTGCGCGCCGCTCGCGCCACGCCCGGCCAGGCGAACAAGGCACGCGTCACCGATCTGTACCGCAAGGAGGTCGACGACTTCGTCGATCAGGCGGTGCCGGCGGAACTGCGCGAGCAGCTTGATACCGCCCGCGCGACCCGCCGCGACGTCGCCGATCGGTTCGAGCGCCCGGGTACGGGCATTGCCGAAACGCTCCGCACCCGCGAAGGTGGCGGCTATGCGCTCGACGACAGCGCTGTTCCCGGACGCTTCGTCCAGCTCGACAGCGGGCGCGTGACCGACTTCCGCGCCATGATGCAGGAAGCCGGGGCGGACCCACGCGCCCGCAACGCCGTCACGGATGAAGTCCTGGCGCGCGTGAAGACGCGCGGGCTGATCGACAAGCCGGAAGCGCTGGGCAAGTTCATCGACGAGAACAGCATCGTCCTCGCCGAGTTCCCGGACCTGAAGACCCAGCTGGCGGACGCCGGCGCGTCGCGCGCCGCGCTGTCGACCGCAGAGAAAGCCAGCGCCGACGTCACGAAGCGCCTGACGACGCCCGGCAAGAGCGCGACGGCCTCCTACCTGAAGTTCGACGTCGAGGCGACGCGCGACGCGATCAACAACCTGACGCGTGGGCCGCAGCCGAAGAAGGCCGTGCAGGAATTGCTGAAGACCGTCGGCAACACGCCCGAGGCCCGCGAGAACCTGCGGACAGCCTTCTGGGACGTGGTGAAGGACGCCAAGAAGGTCGCCGCCGACGTGAACGGCGAGAAGCGCTGGAGCGTCAACGCGCTCGGCAAAATCTTCGACGACCCGAAGACCGCCGCCGTCGCTGATGAGCTCTGGGCCGACAACCCGCAGCAGCTGGCCGACATCAAGGAAGTGTTCGCCGCGCTCGCCAATGCCGAGGTCAGCGGCCGCGCCCGCGCCGCCGGATCGTCCGGCACCGGCCAGATCCTGAAGGGCGGCTACGACCCGTCGCTGTCGGCCACCTCGCTCGCCAGCCGGATGCGGAGCGTGAACCGCGGCCAGATGACGCCAGGCATCGCCCTGATCGACATCGGGTCGACGTGGCTGCGGAACCGCTCGAAGCAGGTCCAGGCCCGCGCGATCGACGCGATCGCCAGCGCCGCGGTGAACAACCCGGAGATGGCGGCCGATCTGCTCGAGAAGTTCAACCCGGCCGACTTCGCCGCCAAGCGCCGGATGCTGACGCAGAAGTACGGCGTGCGGGCCACGCAGATCGTGAACCTCTTGGACGACGCGATGGCCGAGGATCCGACGATGGACGCGATCATGGAGGATCAGTGATGGCGCCGTATGTGCGATATGCGAACCAGGGCGCCACGCGCAACCAGCCGCTCGACCAGAGCCTCGTTGACGCCTTCTCGTTCCTGCCGGAACTCGGGCTCGCGATGGAGGTGTTTTCGGGCGGCCAGCCGGCCAAGGGCACCAGCGACAAGCGCGTCGGCTCCGTCCGGCACGATCACGGCAAGTCGGCCGACGTGTTCTTCACGAAGGGCGGCCAGCGCCTGAACTGGGCGCGCGACAGCGACAGGCCGATCTTCGAGGACATCGTGAAGCGCGCCGCCGCAGCGGGCGTAACCGGCTTCGGTGCCGGCCCGGGCTACATGCGCGAAGGCTCGATGCACGTCGGCTTCGGGTCGCCGAGCGTATGGGGCGCGGGCGGCAAGGGCGCGAACGCCCCGGATTGGCTTCGCCGCGCCTTCAGCGGCGCCGCGTCCGCGCCGGCTGCCGCTGGTGCGCCGGCCACCGCCTCGCGGATGCTGTCGCCGCAGCCGATGGCCCAGACGCCGGAAGCCACGACGGCGCCGGCGCTGTTCGGGGATCTCGTCGCGGCGAACCAGGTGCAGACCGTGCCGGTCCCGCAGCCGCAGGACTTCGCGACCTATCTGGCACAGCGAAAGGCGGCCGAGGCAGAAGCCCAGGCCGCCGACCAGCAGAGGAAGCTGGCGCTATTCGGCGATGATCTGTTCGGGGTGTTCGGCTAGAACCACGGCTTCAGCAGCGCGATCATGTCGTCGGTGTGGAACGCGATCAGGTAGAGCGTCCCGCACGTCACGACCGCGTAACCTGCCCATTCCCATTTTTCCGTGTACCGCATCGCCCGCTCCGTCCGTTTCGGATCGGTTGTAGGACGACGCGGGTTTGGGCGCAAATGGGTGCGTTTCAGGCCGCGACTTGTTCTGCGATCTCACGCTTCAGCGCGTAGACCGCTTGCCGGTACGTATCCCCGCGAGCCGTGAACAAGGGGTTGCCGTTGCTGGTTAGGGAGGCCTCGTAGCCGTCCACGACGTAGAGCATCTCCACCGCGAAATGCAGGGTAGTGTTCATTTCCAGCCAGTCCAGGCGTTCTGCGTCAGTCATCGCTTCTCTCCGGTTTGCGCCCAAAAGTGCGCCCAAAAACGCATCTGTCAGCCGATTTGGAAAGTGTCTGCTGGGGGAGGTTTGCCTTCAAAAAGAAGGACTTGAATGGTGCTGCCGCGGGGATTTGAACCCCGGGCCTCTCCCTTACCAAGACAGCTATCCGTTTTGTCTGTCGGCCGTCTGCTGCGGGGTTTCCGTTGTTTCACAGGCGCTCCAGCCTGCCACTATCTGCCGTTGTCTGCCAGTGTCTGCCGCGGAAGACGCCCATTTTGGGCATTTGCGCCCAACTTTGCGCGCACCTATTCGGCCGCCTCTTTCCAGTTCGAGATGGTGTCGACGGCTTCCCTCAAGTCCCCGGGCGCGTGCTTCGCATACACACGCTCCGTCATGAGCATACTGTTGCCGAGGATTTTCGAGACCTTGAACAATGACACGCCCCGGCGTGCCATCTGCGTCGCGGCCGTGTGCCGTAGCACGTGAGGGGATATTCCGGTCGCCCGGTTCTTCCCGCTCGGCGTCTTCGATCCGCCAAATCCAGCCTTGACGGCGATCGCCTGGACGAGCGCCCAGACCTCGCCGGAATGATCCATGACGAGATTGCCGGTGCGCTCCGCATGGGCCCGTTCGAGCCACGGCCGCAGCGCCGCCGAGATCGGAACGTCGGCCCGGCGCTTCTTCGTCGCTTTCCGGCCCGGCACGTTCAGATGGATCACGCCGGTCTCGAAGTCGACGCGATCCCACGTCAATTCCATGATAGCCTCTTTGCGCGCGGCGGTCTCCAGCGCGATCCGCAGGAACCGCTCGCCACGCGACAGGCGCGAGCCGCCGCGCATGGCCTCGGCCGCCGCCAGCAAGCGCGCGACCTCCGCATCCTTAAGCCAGCGATCGCGGGCCTCGCCGGACGCCGGCAGGTCGAAGACGGGCAGCAGCGCCGGCGCCACGATCTTCCGCTTCGGATGGGCGCACCAGTTCAGGCAGGCGCGCAGGGCGACGAGTTCACGGCGCACCGTCGGCGGCTTGGATGGCCGCCCGATCCGCCCGGCCGCGCGCCTGTCAAAATAGCGATCGACGCAGTCCTGGTCGATCTGGCCCAAGAGCAGCGGGCCGAAATGGGGCTCCAGGTTCTTCCAGGAGAAACGGGCCGTGTCGGTCGATGCGACCTCGCGGGCGACATGGCGCCGCGCATACACGTCCCAGAGGTCCGCGACCGGCGTCGCCGCGCCGGCCACTTCGGATGCCTCGTTACCGCGGTCTAGGATCCAGCGGGCATAATACGCTTGCGCCGCGCCTTCGTCAGTCTCGCCTGTGCTTTCTCGCTTAGAGCGCCGGCCCTCCGTCCAGAAGATGTAGAACCGGCTGTCCCGGTCCCGCTCGTCGAGCCTTCGGAGGGTAAATTTCGGCATTTCAGTTGCTCCAGGCAGTCCAGCAGATCGGCCTCGTCAATCTTAATCGGGCGCCCCGGCACATACCGAAGCGCCCCTCGTCTTCTGAGGCGGGCAACGGTGCGGGCCGAGCAGCGCAGCCGCTCGGCGGCTTCAGCTTCGGTCAGCAAGGTGGTCATCGTTCAGGATCTCCACGATCTTGGCGGCGGCCGACGTCGACACCCAGCGGTTCACCCGCAGCCACGCGCGGGACGGGTCGCTGGTGCTGACGCGCATCTCGAGGCTCGGAAAGTCCTCGTTGATGGCGTGCTCGACCTGGTTGGGCAGCAATTCGTGCGCGGGGATGTCCAGCGCCTGAGCCAGCTTTTGTAAGCTGAGTGCCGTCGGCACCTTTAAGCCGCGTATATAGGAGGAGATGCTGTCCGGCGGGAGATCGGAAGCGCGGGCGAGATCCGCCTGGCGCCACCCCTTCTTCAGCATGAGGTTGTAGACGCGGCGTCCGAACTCCTGCTTCGTCAGGTGTTTCGGAGCCAGCGCACCGCCCTCCATGCTATCGCCGCCCAGGTGTGTGCGGTCCCGTCGTGCCATTGTTTTATCCCCGTCCCTCGTCGCGTTCAGTAGACTGTGTATGTCGCTTGTATGGCGATTATCAGCAGCGGTCAAGCGACAATCTGTCCGAATAGCAGTTGACGGCAGACAATCTGTCTGTCAGAACGGACAAAATCAGCATACGAAGGACAGACAGCAGATGTTCGCAGCCCGGCGATTTTTGACGGACAAGGTTGGCACCCCGCAGCATGTTCCGGTATTGTTCACGCTCTACGGAATGAAGGCGCCGAACCCCGAGGCTGTCCAGAAGTGGTACAGCCGCGGCAGCATCCCGGGCGACTGGTTCGCTGCACTGCTCTGTGTTCTGGAACTTGACCGCGGCGAGCCGGTAAGGCTAGCTGAGTATCTGGAGGAGGTCGCGTAATGGAAGCTGCATCGATCGAAAGCCTTGAAACCCGCATGTTCTGGATGCTCGGGCAGTCCCTTCGGAACTGCGAGCGAGCCGACGATGCGGAAGGCGCGCAGCAGGCCCTGAACGAGATCGACGACCTCCGGGCCATGACGACCCAGTCGGCGCTGGCGAGGAGATGCGAGGCCATTCTGGCACAACATCACCCGCTTTGTGCGCAGGCTCGGCCGGAATGAGCGCCGAGCCCATCGAGATCGTTCTGCTGGGTCAGCCGCGCGGATGACGAAGAAGCGAAAATCCGCCGACTTCGGCACGATTGTCTGCTCCGACTGCGGATCAGAGGTGCCGAAGCGCGGCCCGTCGCAACGCTACTGCCGTGACTGCTCGCAAACGCGCGACATCAAGCGGAAGGGCCTCTACCAGCTTGAGAAAGGGCGCCAGAAGTTCAACGAGAAACGGGCTGCATGGGCGGCGAACGGTGAGGAAATCAGCCGCGCCGAACGACGAAGCATGGTCGACACCGCGCCGGTAATGCCGAACCTCATCTGGTATACGAAGGTCGCGGTGCCGTTCAGCTGGTCTGGGTCGAAGAACAATCTGTTCACGTCGACCCGATCGGGCCACACGTTCCTGCGAGATGAGGCGCGCTACTACCGGACCCTCCTGACCGGGGCGATACGAGATGCAGTCACGGCGGGGAACGTCGTCCAGAACAAACTGTGGATCGACATCTACGTGCAGAAACCGAACCACAAAGGGGATGCGACGAACTTCCTGGACATGGTGTGCGATGCCGTGAAAGACGCCATCCCGCTCGACGATCGCTGGTACTCGGTGCGCTGGATTGACTGGCAAATCTGCAAGTCAGACCCGATGCTCTACGTTGGCGTCGGGCAGGACACGAACATCAACGTGCAAGCCTGTTCTGCGTGCGGTCGGCTCTTGGAGTTCCACGAATTTCAGAAGAACCGGGCCGCAACAAACGGCATCGCCCGCGTGTGTCGGGAATGCCAATCCGTGAAATCGGCGCGTAAGCGCCGCGAGAAAGCGCGCCCCCAGTTACAGGGCGTGTTCGCCTGAAAGGCCACTGGAGGCGAGCCGGGCCTGTGGATCCGGATCGAACCCCTCAACCCCGCACAAGGAGTTTTCGCATGAAGATCGAGCTAGGAAAGTTCTACCGGGACGGCAGAGGCCGAAAAGTCGGGCCAATGCGTCCACGCACTTCGATTGACCGCTTCTCCTGGTCGGGCGTCATCGAGGGTTTCGGTTCGCAACGCTACGCCCCTGACGGTGATTGCAGTGGCGACCCGCGGTTCATCGCGGACAATCTCGTGGCTGAGTGGGCCGACGAACCGGCGGG